CGCCTGACGTTGGTTCGCTTGCAGTTCAGCAAGCAAACTTCCGCTTTCTTCTTTGAGGAACTTTACATCCTCTTCGGCCTGACGTGCATCCATCCGCAACTGTGCAAATGTTTCTTGATCCATCTGCTGTGCGGCCAAGAGCATATCCATTTCTGAATATGGCTTCAGTCGAGCCTCTGCACGCTCTAAGAGTTTTTGGTATGCCAAGTGCGTCCGCTGAAACTCTTGTTCAGCAACTTTGCGTTGGTTAGCCAAATCTTGAGACTTTTGGGTCAAAGACGCTTCTTGACCGTAAAGACGCTTCAAGTCCTTTACAGATACCTTCTTGGTCTCTCCACGGACAGACAGTTCAACGATTGCGTCATCAGATGCCACAAGGGCCTCTTCTTCATCATCGTCTTCTTCGTCTTCGTCTGTGTCGTCACCTTCTTCAGGGTCTGCGTCGTCCTCTAGTTCTTCTTGGTCATCTTCATCTTCAAAATCACCCTCTTCGACATCTGTCTCTTCGATGTCTTCGGGTGTTGCATCCTCGTCTTCGGTTTCGGATAGGTCTTCACCGTCATTCCACCGACCTAGGATCGCTTCAGCGGCATCGTCAATGTCCAATGCTCGCGGTTCCGAGTTACTTTGCTGGACGTTTGTCATAGTCCTTGTTCCTCTTGGCTTATGTCGCCTTGGGCGAGGATTCCATCTCGAACCTCAACCCGTTGTTTCAATGTGTTCACCACGTCTACGATTGCGCGATAGTGGTTGTAGGCTTGCTCTCGTTTGTCATGGCCATCAGGCTCCGTGTTCACGAAGGCTGCGAAGGCCGCTTCAACAAGATCGTTGACAACAGAAGTGAAGGCAGGGGCCGATAGAACGGCCTCTGCTTCATCCCCTGCCGCCACAAGTTGCTCTTCTTGTGCTGGCATATGTTACCTTTGGAGTTACCCGTTAGGGCTTGCGATTGCGCGGACATCCTGAGCACTGCGGGCAATTTCAAGTTCTGCGTAGTTGACCGCTTCTTTGTGCTGCTGTTGGGCCTCTTGGAGGTCCATCTTGTCCGACTTCAGTGCAAAGTCGCGCTGGGCTTTCATTGCTTCCAGTTCCAGACGCATCTTTGCAATCTCTGCATCATACTGCGCCCGCATCTCTGCGACTGCTGTCTGACGCTCTTGGATTTCCACCTGCTTCATTGCCATCTGCATCTGCATCTGTGCCGCAGGATCAGGCTGCTGAGGCGGAATTTGTGCAGGGTCCATTAGGAAGTCAGCGCCGTTCTTGATCCCAGATTTCTCAAGGATAGAGTTCAGCATCTTAAACTTCTGCGCTGGGCCATACATCATTGCTAGACTTGGGTCGGCACTGAACAACTGGTGGAACGCAAGATACTTTTGAATTTGTGTCTCTTGTTCACCGTATCCCAAGTTAAACTCGACCATCACGTCACGCTTATCTGCCCATTGAGACGGGCTGATCCTGACGTAGTTGCCTGCAAGTTCGACCACCTTCTCCACAGTCTCGTTCTCTACACAGAGTTGGTAGGTCAGCAAGAATAGTGGTTTCAGGAAGTTGTTTGCGAAGTTGCGGGCAATGATCTTTTGACGCTGTTGGGACATAGTCGCCAACTGCTCAACCATTGCAGCCGAGTTCTGCTTACTGATGGCGTCCTTATTGAGACCCTGAGACAGTCGAGACACACCAGATGTGTCTTCCTTGTCCTCATCCAACATCTGAATAGTCTGGAAGATGAAGGGGTTCAGGGATGCCTGTGGCATTGGGCTGATTGCGTCTGGGCGCGTCACGTTGACGATACCACCGACACGGTTGTCGATAAGTTCCCGTGGGTTTGTCAGACCACCCTTAACCACAGTGTAGCGTGGGTTATTCGTGACCATAGCGTGGTCAAGGATAGAGCGTGTCAGGACAGTCCGTGCGTTCTGGATGCTGATCAACTTGTCTGCGAAGTTGTTACCGTGGAACGCATGTGGAATCGGCAGAGGAACAAAGGCGACGAAAGGAATACGAGACACAACTTCCTTGGATAGTAGGACGTGTCCGACCTTAACGATGCGGTAAAGGTCAGTGGTTCCGTTACCTTCGACATCCAGCGGCATGTAGGCTTCGACAACAGTCACCTGACGTGTCTGACGCTGGCTCCCTTTAGTCGTAAAGCCGCGCCCAGCGCCAATGTTGTCAAAGCGCGACAGCACTTCAGGGTCGGTGTCAAAGTCATCATCCTCATCCGTGATGTCAGACACAAGGTCTTCGTCATACCCCATCTCAATCAGTTCAGCGATTGTCTTGCGGGTGCGGTGTGCAAGGAACGATGCGTCAGCAAGTGACTTACACTGCGGCTCCACCAAGAACTCTTCTGGTGCCACAGCCTCAATCTTCACCTGAGACGTATCACGGTAGACACGGAGTTCACCTGTGTAGAGACCATAGATGTCCTGTTCGACTTCTTCGATTTCTACATTGTCTTCCGCCAGCCGCGCGTCGAGTTCTTCCTCAGTAAGGTTCTCAATGTATTCGAGGCTGCTTTCCGTTTGAGGTTGCCAATAGACCTTGGCAATACCAGCGCGGGCAATGAGACCATCGTGGATGACCGTCTGCATTACCTCAAACAGGTTGTTTTGGCGGTGAAGGACGTAGTCGGTATACTCAGTGCAGACTTCCGCCATGAGAACGTCTTCAGGGCCTTGTGGGGCGAACCGAAGCGTCTTGTTTCCAGTGCTGAAGGTCTCCAGAAGCGCAGCCTTCATGCTCTCAACAGCATCATAAACATCCTGAGAGACGTATTTGCTGTTACCATCGTGGGCTGGTTTTGGAAGTTTTGCTGAGTAGTAGTCCATGACGCGGGCGCGCTCACGGCTCAACTCACTGTCAGCGTAACCAGTGGACATACGCAAGTTGTTGTCAACGATTGAGACAATCTTGTCGTCATCCAGTTTTTTGTATTCTGATTTCATCTTCAAACCATCTCAATGTATAGATCATCGACTGCCTCAATCGGCTCCCAAGCACCCTCATGGATGTGGTTGGCTAGGGCCAAACTCATTACACAGTCATCGAAGCATCCTGCCTCTGCTTCCATACCGCCTGTGTTGTTGACGATGTATGTGAGCATTTCCCGAATAGTCACCTTGTCGTTCAGTTCGATTGTTCCCTCACGAACCGCAGCGCGGAGTTCATCGACGACTAGAGGTTTTGTCTTGGCGGTAGTTGTGAAGCCGAGTTTGACAGTCTCCTTGTCAGTCAACTTGTCTACCTGAACCTCTGTGTAAAAGTGCGGATACGCCATGTCTTTGCCTAGGCGTGTGCAGGTAAGGATGCCGTGACTGTTGTTTTCAACAATGATCAAGGCAAAGTTAAAGAACTCTCCGAGACGGTAGAGAACTTCAGCGAAGTAGTCTGGATGGACCTGTGCTCTGTAAGTAGCCACTTGACGCTTCTTACTGTCTAGGACTTGAGCAACAGACCAGTCACCACCCCTGACACCCATCGCAACGTCAGCACCTATGGTGTAACGCTCACCAGCGTCATGCTTGTGATATAGCGTGAGTTCACCCCTGACATTCTCCAGCCACTCTTCGCCCTCAAGGGCAAGGCGGTGCACTGGATCTTTTGCTTCATCCAACTGCGTCTGGAGCGTCTCAGGTGCGAACACAGGGCGACCTGTGGTCAGGAAAGCCTCTTCAGGCTCTGCGGGGTATTCCTGTTTGAAGAGGTCGATGCCGTTCTGGGCCACCTTGCGGCGGCGGAACATGAGTTGACCATCGTCTAGATTATACTTCTCCGACAACTCCTCTTCTTCAGGAGTTCTCTCAAAGTTTTCTGGAACCTTCTCACGGTATTCAGGGTCCATGAACCAAGGGATGAACACAGGCTTGTAGCCATTGGTTCCATCCACAGCGCCACGCCATAGATCGTAGAAGATACCACTCACACCATTGGCAGTGCTCTCCACGAAGATGGCGGTGCCGTTCTTGTTTGGGACAGCCTGTGTCAGACCGTTCCAGTTCTCATGGGCGCTAGACTTAGGCCAGAACGCAAGTTCAGAGGCATGGACGTGTGTGAGAGTTTCACCACGGCCAATGCTTTCACCACCCGCTGTAGCAACAACGTAAGAACTGTCCAAAACGTCAAACGTAAGTTCCCTGCGCGAGGAATACTTGGTGTGAGGCTTCAGAAGTTCTGGGCAGTTCTCATGGTAACGCTTTGTCATGTCAAACAAGGCGCGGGTGCTGTCGCTGTGGTGGGTGATCACCATAGCCTTGCAGGCCTTACGCTGAGACACGTTGTGATACAGATAGCCACCAACGTATGTCGATAGGCCCTGCTGACGTGCCTTCAGGATGATGATGCGAACCTTACCCTCATCAGCAATCTGTTCTTCAACGGCTTGCTGTAGGATGCGCTGGGCGGGCTTTAGTTTCAGTGGACGGATGTCTCCGTCTTTGGTTCTGATCTTCAGCGCCGCCGAGGCATAGAAGTCGAAGTCTTCAAAGAGACGCTTACGAACTTCTTTAAGTTTCTGGTCCATCGTCGTTTTGCTCTTCTTCGTTGTCGCTGTCTAAGAGCGACTCCAAGAAGGCCTCGGCCTTGCCGATTGTGACTTCGCTCTTCGATGCGGGTTTTGTCTTGGTGAAGTCCAAGACCATACGGGCGGCAGTCAGGCGGTCTCGCGTCTGCCCCGGTTCTCGCATGATTTCTACGGCAGTCTTTAGTGCTTCGACTGCATATTCATCGTCAATTTGGTTGTCTTTGGTCATTATCGCCACGATCCTTTCGGCGTCTTTCTTTGCCTGCTCTCTGATGGGGGTAATGGCCTCAAGGGTGTATCCGTCAGGTGTTCCTTTCGGCCTACCCCCGTTTTTTCGAGGCTTTGTTGACCACTGCCGCCGAAGCGCCCTTCCCTCTTCCGTTTCCATCAGTTTGGCGAAGTAGTTTTTCTTCCCCGCCTGATGGGCTTTGTTTGGATGTGTCAGAGGTTTCTTTGGGCTTTTCTTTCGCGGGTTCTTTGGGGCTGACATTGTGGACTCCTAGTAGGGTTTCGAGCACTGCTAGTGTCTCTGGACACGCTTTGCAGAACACAGGCGCAGGAATGCTTGCTGCCATCTCCCGTAAAACAGAGTCCTTTTGGTCTTTGGTCAGGCCAGAAGATTTCACGGCCTCAACGCCCTGCAAATAGGGCAGCAAATCAAATGCTGTCTTGTTCACTGTATGCTTCCTTTTGGGGGCTGATGCCCCCCGAAGGGGGCACCATTATGCGGATAGAATGCCGTTTGGCATTGGCTCTTCCTCTTCGCCGCCAGCGGCAACAAGGCCCATCGCCATAGCGACAGCCAAGATTGTGGCAAACGGATGGGAGAAGAAGAGGATTTTACCGTTGTTCGCTTTGTCGAACTCAGCCTTGATCATAGCACTGTTGATCGGCATGAGTTCCTTAGCGAGACGTGGGTTCATCAGGTAGAGCCACATTGGGTCAACGGACAACTCTGGCGTCAGGTTGGTGTAGTCACGGTATTGTTTAAGCGACCTCTTGATTGCATCTGCAAACGAGGTGTCACCATCTTTTTCCGCCTGCTGTAACTTCTTAAAGTAGTAGCCAAATTCCCTGACAGGCGTTGTGTCGCTAGGATTACTTTCGATATACGCCTGTCCCGCTTCCTGAAAGGCAATGATTTCCTTGATAGCAGGATGATCTGCACCAAGGGTTTCTAGGATCGGCTTCATCACAGAAGAGTTGTAACTGTTAGCACCAACTTGGTCGGTAGAGTTGTTCAGTTTGTTCTTAACAGTTGTAATCCCAAACTCACCCTTACCATCCATGTTCCCCTGAGTAAGCGAGTGTCCCATTTCATGGAGCGCAGCGGCAAGAGACCGAATGCTTGTCACCTTCTCACCGCCGTAGGAACCTTTTGGCTTGATAAAGAAGACCTTACTACCAAAACCTCTCATGGTTGGCGACCAACTGTGGACAGCAAAAGTTCCTTTCGGACTTTTTGTCATCTTATGCAGCGCAGAGCCGCTACTCAGCATCTGTGCGGTGATGCCAAGGAGTTTAGCGACCTCTAGTGCAGTATCAACATCCTGAATACCGTTCTCATACTTCGTCCCCTTCTTGCCAATCTCAACGAGCGCTCTCGCTTCAGGGAGATTTGCCTTTACTTGCGCTGGCGTGGCTTGTTTTGGGGCTGGGGCTGTTTGAACTGGCTTTGATGCGGGACTAGGTGCGGCCAATACCCCTCCGCCACCACTGTCGGGTCCACTAGGGGCTTGTGTGGTCCCACCTGCTGGTCCCACTCCTGCTTGAGGCGCTGGAGTTGCTGATACTGGTCCGGTGTTAGGGCCTGCATTGCTGGGTGCTTGCTGTGGGACATTGGTCTGCGCTTTCGCCTTCGCGGTTGCTTTTGACGCCTTTGCCTTTGCTGCCGCTTGTTGAGTATTGATCCTATCAATGTAGGGTTTCAGATACTTTGCTGCAAGTGCGGGACTGCTTAGGGATGCCGTAGCCTCATCGAGGATAGACTTGGCCTTTGCTACAACGTCCAAACCAAGGTTTAACCCAAGTTCATCCATTGCCTTCGTCAGGATCGCACGATCACCAGATGACACGGTCTTGTCGGCATTCATGTCGTCACGGAGTGCCTTCAGGAACGCACGGTTGCCTCTCACACCCTCTTCAATCTTTGCGGAACGTGGTGAGACAGGGATGTCAGCCTGACCTTGAGGTGCCTGAGTGACTTGCTTTGCCTTACTGCGCGCAGCCTTCGCAATCTCAGTCTTAACGATGCTGATAACCTCATTCAGAGGCTTACCGTTCATCTTTGCGCGGCCAGTCTCTAGGATCGTCTGATACGCACGGATATTACGCTGACGCTTGGTGTCTGTGGTGTTCCGTGCTGCTGCCGCCAAGATACGAGCAACTTCTGCATCTACTTCCGCTGGGGAGCGGTCGCGGACAAAGGTTGGATCGACTTCAGCGATTGCTTGGAACATTGCAAGACGTGGTGAAGGCCTGTCTGGTCGGCCAACAGGATACTCTCCATTACGCCACATGCGGACGTTGGTAGCAGCCTCTTCGTCTTCCAGAGCCTTCTTACGAGCAGCGGCGTCAGCGGCTTCACGAGCCTTGCGGGCATCTTCTGCGGCCTTGGCCTGAGCACGGAGCCTTGCAGTCCGACCTTCAACAGATGGACCTGTAGGGCTTTCAAGGCCCTGCTTTTTTCGGTTCTGTTTGATGAAGGTGTTCAGTTTCGAGCGACGACCAGTGACAGCGTCGATTGCACGTCCACCAACAACCAGCGGAATCTGTGCGGCAAGAGTGGAGCCGCCAGACACAAGTGCTGCACCAGCGTTCAGGTTCCCAGTCATAAAGGTCGGGTTGTAGACGCGGCCAAACCGTGGGAGCGGGTTGAAAACATCAGTGAACTGCGAGATGCCGCCCTTGAGGCCACGACTGTATACTTCAGTCACTACGTTGGATTTACGCAGAGCCTGAAGAAGTGCCTGACCTTCACGGGTGTTGGCGTAGTTGTCGCGGACCCAATCAATGTCTGTCTGGGGGACGACAGTTGCTACTTTGTTGCGGGCTTGACGAAGGATCGTCTCAAAACGTGCAAGAGTATTCTCATCAGCACCATTCAGGACTTCCTTACGGAGCACACGGGCATTGGCGTTGATTTCAGTCTGAAGTTGACCACGGGCCGCATTCAGAACTGCATTGGCACCGCGCTGAGACGAGGGGTCAATGTCACGAATGTTGTAGCCTTCGTTGTCAGCAATCTCACTGAACATACGGGCCACATCGCCCGCTGCTTGGCTTGTTTCTGGGTCTACTTCGTCACGATTGCGAAGAACAACGTCACCAGCGCGGTTTACCGTAGTAACACCTGCATTGATCGTCCCAGATACAGTAGCGCCGATAGCGGCTGCATCTCCAAGACGGTTGATGATGTCTTCTGGGACATACTCACCGCCCTGAACAGCAGTGCCACCAATGATCAGGCCCTCTTGTCCTGCTTCTTGTAGACCTTCGCGGACAACGCGCATGATAGCGCCGCCGCCACGAACTGGGGTGAGTTCAATCAGGCCAGAGGCAATCGCAGCCGCCAAGTCAGTAGCGGTTGTTTCTGTGTCAAGTCCTTGCTGCTGACGCTCGTCACGCATAGAACCAAGGGCCATTGTCGTTCCAGCAATGGTGCCGCCAACAGCAAGACCAGTTCCGATTACAGGTGCAGATGTTGCTGCAAGACCAGCACCAATAGATGCAACTGCACCAGCGCCGACCTGTGGTGCGGCCTCTGCCGCCCCATAAACGAGAGAGCGACCAGCGTTAGCCAAGTCGCCCTCTCTCAGGTTAGACATAATGCCATCAGCGCCTTCTGGACGCTGATAGTTCGATTGATCAATTTGATCTTGGTTGTGGCGGGCAACGTCTGCACCGTATTGCTCTACGCTCTGTATGCCAGAAAGTTGCCCTACACCCTCAATACCCATGCCCAAAATACGCTGGGCGTTGTCTACACCATAACCGAAGGCACCAGACAGACTTGTGTCTGGAGCGCCTTCTTGGGCTTGGGATGACTGAGTTTCTTCAAGAGCACGAGCAGCGGCAATAAGGCGCTGGGCCGCTGCGATGTCACCAGCCGCATGGGCTGCACGAGCACCGCGTTTGTAGTCCTCAACTGTGTATTCAGTCATCCCTTACCTCTAGTTATTCATGTAGTCCAAATCTGACTGAGATAGTGTGGCTTGAGGCTGAGTGGTCGTCCCACCAGCCGCTGGTTGACCCACACCACGGTTGTATGCGTCTTGCTGTGCAGCAATAGCGTCCAGAGCACGTTGATAGTGCTCTTCAACCGCAGCGAGGTTCTCCATGAACTGATCTCTGCCTTGCGACTGACGAAGGCTACCAAGAGATTGGCTAAGGAGACGAAGTTCCATCTCGGAGACCTGACCAAGAGCGCCACCAGTTGGCGATGCGTCACGCATGGCTTGGAGACGGTCAAAGCCGATTGCGGCCTCAATGGTGTTGATTGCCTGAGACACTTCGTGGGCAGGAGTTCCGGGAATTGTGGACAGGAAGTTACCAGTAAACCCAGTTGTGTTATCGAAAGGATTCCAATCGCTTTCTGCCATCACAAGCCCACGGATAGTCTGGATCGCCCGCATAGTTGCCTGAGCGTATGGTTGGTTTGCTAGTGAAGCAGTGCCAGCACCACGACCACGACCACGAC